TCTCTTGCTCCACGAGGGGCTAGCTACCGCATCACGCGAATTCTCAGAGGCGTCTCAAGTGGCGGTCGCCTGCGCAAATACACCTTGGTTGACCTTGAGTACCTCGGAGTGGATACGTCCCGCAGTCTCCCCGGCTCCTAATCCATACCGGACAAAACTCGCACACTGACCTCAGAGCCCCGAGCGCGTGTGCAGGACATCGAGGTGAAACCCGCCCGCCTCCCACCACACGCCCAAGTCCGCATCTGGTTCTGGAACCACAGCGGCGCCCATTCCTTCCTCTGCCCGACACACGAGGCCCGGCATCACCAACGCCGCCTCATCGCCGAAGGCTGCGTCGTTTGGCATACGGACGTTTATTCCTACTAAATACCCTCAATCAATTGGTGTAGCGACACCTGATACAACTCGCTCAACACAAATAGCTTGGTCAAAGCGAGTTCAACCTCTCCCTTTTCCAATCTGCAATACGCCGCCTGACTCACACAAAGATGCTCGGCAACCTCACTTTGTGTCAGTCCAGCCTGCTCTCTTAAGTACCGAAGCCGGCGGCACATTGCCAATTGCCTGTGAATGGCCACTTTGCTCTATTCGCTCACCGTGTAAGGCTAAGGCCGTTTGACTTTCCCTAATCAGTTAACGAGCAAAGCGATAATCTCCGATCGTGGAAACATCCGCTTGCTACCGCTACGACTTCGCTCCCATCACCGGTAGCGAAACCACCGAGGAGGGTTACCTCCGCGTGTGGTGTCGTGCAGCGCGTACGGGCACCTGCCTCTATCGACGCGCTGATGGCTCCCAGGTCCGGGAATATCGCCCCCCCGAAGAAGTCAGCAACCCTGACTCCCTCTCGACGTTCGGCATGAAACCCGTCACCTGGGGACATCCCCCGGTGCTTCTCGACGCCGCCAACACCAAGCAGTACCAGGCCGGCTACTCCGGTAGCCAGGTCCGCTACAACGACGGGTTCGTCGAAGTTGCCCTGGTCGTCACCGATCAGGACGCGATCGAGAAGATCAAGCGCAAGGACGCCACCGAGGTGTCCGCCGGCTACAAGGTCGACTTCGATCCCACCCCCGGGCTCACCCCCGAGGGCGAGGAATACGCCGGTGTCCAGCGCAACATCCGGGTCAACCACATCGCCATCGTTCCCCGGGGCCGGGCTGGCCCTGAGGTTCGCCTTCTCCTGGATCGCATGGATGCGGCCGACGCCGTCTCCTGGGATTCCGATCTGGCCCGCTTCAGCGGGTCGGCGCTCCAGCCCAGTACACCTGCATCTCCCGCTATGGCCACCGTCAAACTTGACGGCTTGGAGATCGATCTGCCCGCAGAAGCAGCACCCGCGGTCCAGTCCTTCGCACGGGACATGGAGCGCCAACTCAAAGCTGCGACTGCCGAGCGTGATGAGCTGTCCAAAAAGCTCGACGCGCAGCAAGGGGAGATCGACGCCCTCGCCTACGAAAAAGAGGCCGCCGAAGGCCGCGCCGACGCCCTCGAGGAGCGCGTCTCCGAGCTCGAAGCCGGCGCCCCACGCGTCGACACTGCCGAGCTCGACCAGCTGATCGCCCAGCGCCTCACCACGCTCCAGCGCCTGGCCCCTGCCTTTGCCGAGGACTTCAAGTTCGACGGCATCGACGAAGCCAGCCTCTACAACCAGGCCTACGAAAACCTGACCGGCGCCGCACCCCGCGAGGACGCCGAAGCCGCCTACATCCAAGGCGTCGTTGACGGCCTCCTGGCCGCCCGCGCCGACGCGGATGAGCAAGAGAGCGACGAGCCCGAAGACGAGGGCGACGCCTCCGAGGACGACGCCGAAGGTCGCGCCGACAGCACCGCCACCCTGCGCGATGCACTGAAGGGCACCGGCCGCGCTCCCGCCTCGCCTGTGACGGCGTACCGCTCCAGCCTGGCGGATGCCTGGAAAAAACCTCTCACCGCCACCAAGTAAGGAGCCCCTTCCATGGCTGTCACTTTCACCGCCACCACTGTCTCCAACCCGACCGGTGCCCAGGGGTCCTACCCCCTGCGCGAGGTCGCCGGTCATGAAGGCATGATCGCGGACCTGCAGGCCTACGTCTGCCGCAGCTTCCGCAACCAATCCGGCGTCGCCATCCCCTACGGGGTGCTGGTGATGACCGACAACAGCCCCAGCAGCAACGACCCCCTGGCCGTCGAGATCGCCACCGGCGTCTCCAACGTGCAAGGACTGGCCGTCAGCTCCCTGGTCTCCGAGGGTGCCTCCCTCGGCATGACCTACACCCCCAACCCGACCCCCGTGTACTCGGACGGCCGCGTTGGCTACGCCGACAAAAAGACCGTCAACGTGGTCTCAAAAGGTGCTGTGTGGGTGTACACCGTCGACGCTGTCGCCCTGGGTGACGCTGTCCGCTTCTACAAAGCGGATTACTCCGGCACCACCGCCGGCGCCTACCTCGGTCGCTTCGGCAAAACCGCGGTAGCCACTAAGACCATTGCCGTTTCAGCCGGTGCCCGCTGGCTGTCCGAAACCTCGGCTGCCGGTCTGGCGCTGCTGGAAATCGACATTCCGGCGTGCACTTTCTCCGCCGACACCTGATCACGGAGCTTCCTCCCATGACCACCGAAATCCGCAATGACGAGGTCGGCGTCTTTCTCGCTCGCGAGCTCGAGACGATCCTGACTCGGGCTTTTGAAGTCCAGTACGCCGACATCAAGTACAGCCAGCTGATCCCGATCTCCACCGAGGTCGGTCCCGGCTCCGACTCCTTCACCTATCGCGTCTTCGACAAGCAAGGCTCGATGAAGGTGATCGGCGACAAGGCCCAAGACCTGCCCCGCGCTGACGTGCTCCGCAAGGAAGTCACCCACCCGGTCCGCAGCCTCGGCGCCTCCTTCGCCTACACCATCCAGGAAACCCGGGCCGCCGCCATGGTGCCCAACATGAACCTGGAGCAGCGCCGGGCCAACGCCGTCCGCCGCGCCTACGAGGAGAAGGTCCAGGAGATCGCCTACTTCGGCGACGCTCCCTCGGGCATGAAGGGCTTCTTCAACAACGACCAGGTCGACAAGACCGTGCCCGACAAGTGGTTCGACACGGCCGCCGTCACCACTGACGAAATGCTGGCGCTCCTGAACGAGGCACCCACCCGCCTGGTTCAGAACTCCAACATGAAGGAGATGCCCAACACGATGCTGGTGCCCTACAACGTGTACCGCATCATCTCCACCACCCCGCGCAGCACTGTCTCCGACACCACGGTGATGGAGTTCTTCCTGCGCACCAACCCGATGATCACCGCCATCGAGCCCATCAACGAGCTCGAGGCTGCCAAGTCGGGTGGCGTCCTGTCCAAGGACCGGATCGTGGTGTACGACCGCAGCCCCGACAAGCTGCAGCTGCACATTCCCCAGCCTCTGGAGTTCCTGCCGCCCCTGCGCCAGGCTCTTGAGTTCTCCGTTGCTGCCCACGCCCGCATCGGCGGCCTCGCGCTCTACTACCCCAAGAGCGTCATGGTGCTCGAAAAGGCGTAATGCTTTCGCCTTTTCCATCCTATTCAGAATAGGTTGGCACATCCTCTTCACCCGAACATGATCATCGTTTATCGTCCCGAGCTCGAAAACCCTCCGATGGACAAGGAGTGCACCATCGGCTTCTCCTTCATTGGAGGGGGCGGGCTCTCCGAGAACGTCCAGATCGCAGCCGGCGTCACCCGTGACTTCTCGGCTGAAGTCTGGAACCAGATCAAGGACTACGACGTGGTCAAAAACCTCCTCAGTCTCGGTGCCCTGCGCGTCGAGACCGAGGAGCCCACCGATGCCCCCGCCACCTCCAGCGGCGCCGCGGACTCCCTGGCCGACATGCCCCTCACCCAGGCCATGAACCTGGTGGAGGACAGCTTCGACCTCGAGCAGCTGCGCAACTGGGACGCCACCGAACAGCGCATCCGGGTGAAGAACGCCATCGCCAAGCGGATCACCGCGATCACTGAAGGCAACGGCTGATGACTGTCCCCTCGACCAACGCATTCCTCCTCCGCTTCCCCGAGTTCGGCGAGCAATCGCTCTCGGTCGTCGAAGGCGCGTTGGCCGAGGCCGGCCGCTCCGTCTCCGCGGAGCCCTGGGGCACCGTCCACACCGAAGCCGTCAGCTACCTCGCGGCGCACCTCCTGGCGACGCGCACCATGCAGATCGGCCAGCAGGTCGGCACCGTCTCCGGCTCCCCGACGGGCACCGGCTACGACGCCAGCCTCTACGGCCAGGAGTACAAGCGGCTGCTCGCCAGTCGCCCCCTCAGCGGTTTCGCCTTGTAAGCCATGGCCATCGCCGCCAGCACCGTCGCCAGCTACGCCCCCTGGGGCAACGCCCAGCTCGCGTTCGAGGTTGGCACCGGGTTCGCCACCGTCGACCCCACCACCGGCAACGCCATCCAGGCCACCGAAACCCTCGAGTACCTCGCCGCCCTCACGCTGCAGGCCCCGGCCTACAAGCCCGAGAGCGGCGTCGACTCCACCACCTACTCCTGCCGGGGCCGCCTGCTCAGCCCCACCGTCCTGGACCCTCGCATCACCAATGGCTCCCAAGCCAACTGCGTGATCAACGGCTACCGAGGTCGCTTCGAGCTCACCTTCGACCTGGCCATGAATCGCGGTGCATTCCGTGATCTGCGCCAATCGATCGAAGGCATCTTCCGCGTCGTGGGAGGCCCCAGCTGATGGCCAGCTCCCAACGCCAACTCAAGGAAACCTTCGAGCTCGCCAAAGCCCAAGCCATGCGCCAACTCGGCACCTGGCTGGACGCCCGCTTCACCGAGGAAATCTCCGCGGTCAAGTGGCCCTACCCCACACCCCCCAAGGTGCGGGACATCGTGGACACCGGCCGGCTTCGTGCCAGCCAAACCCGCGTTCTCAACTCCGATGGCTCGGTGACCTTCACCTGGCCCACCGAGTACGCCCAGCAAGTCCACGACGGCGGAGTCGCCACCACCGGCCTCCGCTTCCCCGGCCGTCCCTGGACCAAAGCCCCCCTCGAGGAGGCTCCCGCCAAGTTCGGCCAACTGCTGCGCACCGCACTGGAGGCGCAGCAATGACGATCTCGACCGCCTACCCACCGGTGACTGCGCTCCGGCGCACGCTTGAGCTCCACGTCCTCGATCTCTTCGAGAGCGACGGCTCCACCCTCAAGCCGCACACCGCCTGGCCCGGCTACTACACGCTCCCCGACACCAGCCGCGTCCCCGCGGTCTACGTCACCGGTGCCTCGATGGTCCCCTCCAACTGGGCCATCACCGGCATCGAATGCACGCTCGAGGACGTCCCCGAGATCACCAGCCCCGGTTCTGTCGGCGGCGTTCTGTCCTTCGAGACCTGGACCGTCCGCTTCACGAACTACGGCACCAAGGAAGGCACCCGCATGCCGGTCTCGCTGCTGGACATCAGCCGCCGCCTGGCCCGGACCTTCCCACGGGACCAAGTCACGTACATGGCCCGGACCGAGGTCACCTTCGAGGCCCTCACGGCCCGCATCCGCGGAGCCGTCCTGAACCCCCCGATCCCCTAAGGAGTCACCACCATGGCCGACTACGCCATCGGGTTGTCGTTCCACAAGGCTCACCGGACCATCGTCCGCGCCGTGGACCTGACGCCCCCCGCCCGCTACTTCGCCACCCGCGACAGCGCCGGTCTGATCACCCTGCCGACCCTTGCCGCCGGCAAGAGCTACATCGAGATCCAGGGCATCACGCAGACCAGCTTCCAGATCAACGACAACAACCAGGAGTTCCGCCTGCTCGGCGACGACGGCTGGATGGACAGCGTGATCACCGGTTCCTCGGTGCAGGCCTCGGTCACGGCCTACTTCCTGAAGGACGCCGAGATCCCCGCCGGCTCGATCGATCCCGTCTTCCGCGGCGGCTACGACGAAGGCTTCGATCTGATCCAGCGCGCCCGCTACAACAAGGACTTCGAGATCTACATCGAATTCCTCAAGGAGATGGGCCAGGCCAACGGCACCTCCGGTAACTACATCTACGACTTCACCGGCTTCAACGCCGTAGTCCAGAACTACCAGGAGAACATGACCGCCGAAGGTCTCACCGAGATCTCCTTCGACCTCATGTCCCGGGCCCGCCCTGTGTTCGGGCGCTACGACGCCGGTGCCTCGCGCATCAGCTTCGGCGCCGTCCAGTCCAGCCTGCTGTTCACCGCACCCTCCAGCGGCACCCGCCGCTACGCCGTGGTCCCCGCCGACAACGCTTCGGCTGTGGCAGTGGCCAACAACCTCACCGTGACCTACACCTCCGACGGCACCGCCGCCCTGACCCAACTGGCCCTCGGCCAGACGGACGGCTCTGGCTTCCGCCTCGAGGTCGCTTCGACCGGTGCCGTGGTCCCCGCTGCTGTTTCCCTGGCCAGCAACGTGGTGACCATCGATCCCAGCGCCAACCTCGCAGCCGGCACCATCTACCGCCTGCAAGTAGCCGACGGTGCCATCACCCAGGCTGTGGACGCCAACGGCAACGCTTCCGCCTCCGGCATCAAGCGTCCGCTGCAAGGCTTCGTCACTGAGTTCCGTACCGCCT